TGTTCCTGCGGATGCTACCTTGGTATTGATAGATAAAAATTCAGGTATCTATCTTGAAGAAGGAGACATCTTAGAGGGTGGTGCAAGTGCTAACTCAGACTTAACTTACACCATTAACTACGAAGAACTAGATGACGCATAAGGAGTACAAATATGGCTCATTTTGCAGAACTTAATAACAGTAACGAAGTATTACGAGTAGTAGTAATATCCAACGATGATGTGAATGCCAATGGTGGTGATCAATCTTCTCAAGCAGAAACTTTTGTATCTAATTTAGTTCCACACTCAACAGGCGGAGTTGCTTGGAAACAAACTTCATACAACAACAATTTCAGAAAACAATACGCAGGCATAGGCATGAACTATGATGCTAGTAAAAATAAATTTCTTTTGCCAAAACCATATCCATCTTGGTCATTAGATTCTAATGATGATTGGGCAGCACCAGTTGCCTACCCAAGCGTTACAGAAATAAGTGGGTTGAGAGTTTTTACTTCTTGGGATGAATCTAACCGCAGATGGCTTGGTTCTACTTGGTCTGATAATGTTATTGGTCTTGGAACAGAAAAAGAATATATTTGGGATGCCTCTAATAAGCAATGGAATGAGGTCTAATCATGGCTAATTCTAATGGCGGAATTATAGGCGTAGATAATCCTGCAAAAGTTCAACCTGAAGTAATAACAACTTTTAATTCTAGTGGCACTTTAACAACTACTCCATATTCAACAGCAGCTTCTTATTTAGTTGTGGCTGGAGGCGGTGGTGGAGGAAATACAAATGGTGGCGGTGGCGGTGCAGGTGGTTTTCGTACTTCAACTGACAATAGTTTTCCTATCAATGCTGCTACATCATATCCAATTACAGTAGGAGCAGGTGGTGCAAAAGGAGCAGACAGGCAACGAGGAAGTAGTGGGGGTAATTCTGTTTTTTCTACCATAACCTCTAATGGTGGGGGAGGCGGTGGTGGTTCTGCTGGTCCAAACTCAGGTAATCAAGATGGTGGTGCAGGTGGTTCTGGTGGTGGTGCAGATGGAAATTTGAATACAGCTAGAATAGGCGGTGCAGGTAATACTCCCCCAACAAGTCCATCTCAAGGAAATCCAGGAGGTAACGAAGCTACAAGTCCAGCAACGCCAACCTACGCAGCAGGTGGCGGAGGTGGAGCTGGTGCTGCTGGTGCAAATGGTTCAGGACCAGGTGGCGGTGGTGATGGCGGAGCAGGTTTACCTTCAACCATATCAGGCTCAGATGTAACCTATGCAGGTGGCGGAGGAGCGGGTCAAGCTAATGGCGGTCCTGCTGGTGCAGGTGGAGCAGGTGGCGGTGGAGCAGGAACAACTTCTCCTGGTATCGCAACTGCTGGAACTGCTAATACTGGCGGTGGAGGTGGTGGTGGACACGCTGGAGCTACTGATCCAGTTTCAGGTGAGCTTACAAATGCCGCAGGTGGTTCAGGTGTCGTTATCGTTAAAGAAGCTGGAGGACATTTAGGTTCAGGAATATGGGATATGAATTCAGTATACGATGCTGTAAAAGCAGGAACATGGAGTAGCTAATGCCTAGATTAATCGGAGCAACACAATCAGTAACAACACAATCAGCAAAAGTTACCACTTTTAATAGTTCAGGAACATTTACAGCACAACCATTAACATCAAGTGCTTGGGTATTAGCTGTAGCTGGTGGCGGTGGCGGTGCTGCTGTAGGTGCTTCAGGTGGCGGTGCAGGTGGACATTTAGAAGTTCCTTCTCATCCTGTGCCTTTAAGTGGGGTACCAGTAACAGTAGGAGCAGGTGGAGCAGCAGGAGAATTTGATCCGCAGGGTGGAATCGAACCAGTAACTAAAGGAAAAGTAGGAAGTAATTCAGTGTTTGGAGCAGCATCTCCTCTTACAGCTATAGGTGGTGGCGGTGGAGTCAGAGGTATTTCAGGCACACCAAAAGCAGGTGATCCAGGTGGGTCAGGTGGAGGTGGCTATCGTGGTGGTGCAGGTGGTTCAGGAACTACAGATCAAGGAAATGCAGGTTCAACTGCAACTCCTGGTGCAGTTTTGCAAGGTGGTGGCGGTGGAGCAGGTGCAGCAGGTGAAAGTAGGTCAGCACCACAACCAACATCAGTCCAATATTCAGGAGCAGACGGAGGAGCAGGTAAAGCATCCTCAATTACTGGTTCATCTGTAGTTAGAGCAGGTGGCGGTGGAGGTGGTTCAGTTGGAGATGTTCCAAGTGTACCTTTCACAGATGGAGCAGGTGGCTCAGGTGGCGGAGGACCAGGAGGAAGATACGATCCAAGTAATCCTACAGGACCTTATGTCGGAAGTGGCGGTACAAACCTCGGAGGAGGAGGAGGTGGTAACACTACTTGGGCAGGTGGAGCAGTCGATCAAGCAGGAACAGGTGGCTCAGGTGTTGTTATAGTTAATGAACCTGAAGTTAAAACAGCATCAAGTTGTTGGGATATACGACAAGTCTTTAGACAAATCAAAGCTGACGATTGGGTGAGCTAATAACAACCTATCTTTTAAAATACATCTAAACTATACTTATCTCTTAAAAGAGAGAAGATGAATCTAAAATATTATTACTGGTACTTTAAATCAGCCATACCTGAAAGAATATGTGACGATATTGTTCGATATGGTAAAGAGCAAAATAAAGAAATGGCTCTTACAGGCAGGGCTGATAAAAATAATCTTACTAAACTAGAACTTAAGAACATTCAAAAGAAAAGAAAATCTGATATTGTATGGATGTCTGATAGATGGATATACAAAGAAATACAACCCTACCTACATCAAGCAAATTATAATGCTGAATGGAATTTTGAATGGGATTTTAGCGAAGCTTGTCAATTTACTGAATACAAAAAAGGTCAGTTTTATGACTGGCATTGTGACTCACATATTGAACCTTATAACCACTCAGATAACCAAAACACACACGGTAAGTTAAGAAAACTTAGTATGACTATATCCCTCACTGACCCTAAAGAATATGAAGGCGGTGATTTAGAGTTTGATTTTAGAAACACAGACGAAGGCTCACAACCAAGAATATGTGAAGAAATTAGAAAAAAAGGTAGCGTGATTATCTTTCCATCTTTTGTTTGGCACAGAGTCAAACCAGTAACCAAGGGAATACGACACTCCTTAGTGTGTTGGAATTTAGGATATCCATTCAGATGAGTTTTAAGAAAAACAAATACCAAGTAATTAAAGGTGCTATATCAACAGAGTTAGCAGATTTTTGCTATCAATACTTTTTAAATAAAAGAGCAGTCGCAAGACATTTATTTGATGAAAAATACATTTCACAATTTACTGAATATTTTGGTGTATGGAACGATCAACAAATACCTGAAACTTATTCACACTACAGCGATATAGCTATGGAAACTTTATTGCAAAAAGTTAAACCTATTATGGAAAAAGAATCAGGCGTAAAGCTAACTGAAACTTATTCGTATGCAAGAATCTATAAAAAAGGTGATGAGTTAAAAAGACATAAAGATAGATACTCTTGCGAGATATCTACCACTATGAATTTAGGTGGTGATGATTGGTCAATCTTTTTAGAGCCATCAGGTGAAGAGGGCAAAGGTGGTATAGAGGTCAAACTAAAAGCAGGCGATATGCTTATGTATCGTGGTTGTGAATTAGAGCATTGGAGAGAACCTTTTGAAGGTAAAGATTGCGGACAGGTGTTTTTGCATTATAATGATGCTAGTGGCAAAAATGCCGAAAGCAACAAGTATGACGGCAGACCTATGATTGGATTGCCATCATATTTTAAAGGAGCTTAATATGGAAACATTAATACCATTAGCAGTAATAGTAGTAGTTTTGACTTGGTCTGTAAAAAAATTCAAGCCTGAACTTTGGAGCAAAGCAACAGCTTTATTTAAAAAATAAAAAACCCCTCATAAAAAGGGGCTTATTAGAAGCGACTCGCAACTAGAAATCAGCCTTGTCAAACAACTCATCAATCATAATGAACTGACCTGCAAAGTCACCGACCTTGGTTCTCTTGTCAATGCGAGTTGCATCTTCAATCACCTTGTAAATCTTTTTGGAATATTCCCAGTCAGGATTTAGGGTATCGATTA